GGTTAAGCGACCTAGAGCAAAAAATCCCATTTCGTTTTTTTACCAATCTTGACGTATGAACCACCAGACCATCGCCCTCGCCGACCTCTCGCTCGACCCGTCGAACGTCCGCAAGCACTCGCGCCGAAACCTCGACGCGATCAAGGCGAGTCTGCGCAAGTTCGGGCAGCAAAAACCGATCGTCGTGGACGCCAAGGGAATCGTGCTTGCTGGCAACGGAACGCTGACCGCGGCGAAGGAGCTCGGCTGGACCGAGATTCAGATCGTCCGGACCGAGCTTGCGGGCGTCGAGGCCACGGCGTTTGCCATCGCGGACAACCGGACGGCGGAGCTGGCGGAGTGGGACGAGGACGGACTAGCGAATGTGCTGCAATCGCTCAAGGTTGAGGATGCGGATTTACTCGCGGCGACCGGCTACGATGCGGCCGAGGTGGACAAGATGAGCAAGGCGGAAGTCACGGAGGACGAGGTGCCGGAGCCGCCAGCCGAGCCGATCACGAAGATGGGCGACCTTTGGATTCTGGGCGAGCATCGCGTGCTGTGCGGAGATTCGACAAAGCGAGAGAATGTCGCGATGTTAATGAGCGGAGACCTTGCGAAACTTGTGGTGACCGATCCGCCGTATGGAGTTGATTATCAAGGTGGGGTTTTTTCTAAGCGAGACAAACTCGCTGGAGATGAAACCGCTGATCTTTATGGTCCAATATTGAAACTCGCATACGAATTTTCAGACGCAAAGGCCGCTGTGTATCTTTGGCATTCGGACGGTAAAGCAGTTGATGTTTTCGCAGCGCTAGACTCAGCGAAATACGTTCGAAGAATTACAATAATTTGGAACAAGAATATTGCTCAATTCGGAGCGCTTAGCGCTCAATACAAACAAAAACATGAACCGTGCCACTACCTATTCAAGAAGGGCGAATCGCCTAGATGGTTTGGCCCTACCAATGAAACAACGGTTTGGGATATTGATAGGAATCAGACAAACGAACACCACCCAACAGAAAAGCCTATTGGGATCATGGCTCGTCCGATACAGAACTCGAGCGAAGTAACGGACATCATTCTTGATTTCTTCCTCGGCTCCGGCACCACGCTGATCGCCGCCGAGCAACTCGGCCGCAAGTGCTACGGCATGGAAATCTCACCAGCCTACTGCGACGTCATCGTGAAGCGCTGGGAAAACCTCACCGGCAAAAAGGCCGTGCTCGAAAAGCCGACGACATGACCGACCCCGAGCAGTCACCGAGCGAAATCCTCGCGCGCCGCAACGTCCAAAACATTGCGGTAAAGCTCAAGGCCGGAAAAACGCTGACGACCTCAGAGCGCAAAGCGCTGAACGATTTCCAGACCGGCCAGCTCGACGGCTGGGTCAAAGACCTTAGCACGCTCGCCAAAGAACTCGGCCTTTCCCGCCAAGCGATCTACGACGCCCGCAACCGTTTCCCCGACGCACCGAAGAAGCACGAGGACGGACGCCGCGAGAACCTTGCAGCGTGGCAGCAGTTCTGCGCGGAGAACGTGATCGGGAAGGACGTGGCGACGAAGACCCTCGCCGAGCTCAAAGCCGAGCTCATGCGCGAGCAAATCCGCCTCGCACGCAGCAAGAACGAGCGCGAGTCGGGCGACGTGATCGACCGCGAAGTCGTCGAAGCCATGCTCGTCACGCTGGGCCAAAAGCTCAACCTGCTCCTGCGCCTCAAGCTGGAGGTCGAGCTAGGGCCGCGCGGCGTCGGGATGAACGCGGCGGAGCTGAACGTCGAGGGCGGCGTGATTCTCGGCGAGATTCGGGAAGTGATCAACGCGAACATTGCGACGTTCGAGGGCGAGGCGCTGGATCGGTCGCGGGGGGCGGATGCGATTGTTTGAAATAGTTATTGCAATCAATCAAACGCCTCGCATGCTCTCGGGTATGAACTTCACCGCCGCCAAATTTAACAGCCTCGCAAACGCCCGCAGCTACTCGGACCGCACTGTCAAAGCCTCGATGGTTATTCTGGGCGATGACATGAAATTCTGGGTGGTAACGATGGCGGTCGCCGCAAAACTTCTGGCCGCTGGCTACGAGGTCGCCCAATGACCGCCGGTGGCAAACGCCAAGGCGCAGGCCGCAAGCCCCTCCCACTCGACCAGCGCGCCGTCGGCGTCACGATGCGCGTCCGCCCCGACATCGCGGCACGTTTCGCCGCGTGGTGCACGCTGCGGGGCGTGAGCCAGTCGCGGGCGTTCTCGGCGTGGGTAAAACGCTCGGCGCGGGAATGGCCGCGAGGACTGTGACCGCCTCCGACCTCCTCTGCGCCACCCTGCGCCTCCCGCAGCCCGACCGCTCGCCGATCTACGAGTGGGCGCGGAAACACGTCATCCTGCCGGAGAGCTACGCGACGCCGGGCCCCTTCAACGTCAAGATTTCGCCGTGGCTCATCCCGATCTTCGACGCGCTGCAAAATCCATTGGTGCGCCGCGTGCACTTTCGCAAGGCAGTGCAGATCGGTGGAACGCTCGTCGCTGACATCTGGGTGCCGTGGCTGATCTGCAACGACGCGGGGCCGATCTCGTGGACGATGCAGACCGACGAGATGATCGACAGGCACGCCAAGAGTCGGCTGAACCCCGTCTTCGAGTCGTGCAAGCCGGTCGCCGCAATGCTTCCGCGAGTCGGGCCGAACCGGACGACAACTGAGATTTACTTCGGAGGCTTCTTCTTTCTGCTGAATCCCGCGAACCTTTCGTCGCAGCAATCGCAGTCCATTCGCTACAAAATCAACGACGAAATCTGGCTCCCGAAGTGGCAGGAGGTGTATGGTCACGCGGTCGCCCGCGTCTCGCGCTTCGAGGAGGTCGGGCGCTCGAAAATCTACAACACGAGCCAAGCGCCGATCATGGACTTGGAGACCGGCAACGTCGAGGACACGAGCTTCCGCCAAGGCAACCAGCAGGAGTGGAGCACGGAATGTCCGTCGTGCCGCAAGGTTCACCCGATCGCCTTCGCGCTCGACAAGAACGAGGAGACGGGGCTGCGGGGCGGAGTGGTCTGGGATGCCGCGGCGCGGCGCGACGACGAGACGTGGGACGTGCCGCGGGCGGTCGCCTCGTGCCGGTTCCGCTGCCCGCACTGCGGCCACGAATCGCCCGACACCGACACGACGCGCAACGGGTGGAAGCGTGCCGGTCGCTTCGTGCCGATGAACCCGACCGCGCCGTCGGAGATTCAGAGCTTCCGCGTCGAGGCGGTTGTAAGCCGCCCGATGCGGCTGCTCGTCGAGGAGTTCTGCGAGGCCGACAATCACCACGTGCGGCAGGGCGACGACAAGATGAAGATCGAGTTTCGGACGAAGCGCGAAGCCCGCCCGTGGATTGTCGAGAAGAAGGTGGTCAACCTCTTCGTCACGAAATCCGACTACACCGTCGCGCAGTTCAGCAACGGCGAGGGCATCGACGGCGAGGTCATCCGGTTCATGTCGATCGACCGCCAGCAAGATCACTGGTGGGTCGAGATCGGGGCGTTCAGCTCGGCTACTGGGCCGACCTACAAGCAGCTTTATTTTGGCCGCATCGAGACGCGGGACCAGCTCCGGCAGATGCAGCACCGATACAAAGTGCAGGACGCGTGCGTCGCTCAAGATCGCGGTTACCGACCGGCTGACGTGGACCGTGACTGCGCGGACTTCGGCTGGCGAGGGATGCGCGGGCACGCGCGGAAGACGTGGACGATGCGCGACGACGCGAGCGACAAGCTGATTAACTTCCCGTTCAGCGAGCCTCGCGTGAGCGATTACCGAGGCGGGGACGTGTATTATTACGACTGGTCGGGTGACTACTTCAAAGACCTGCTCGCGAACGCTCTGGAGGCCAAGGGCGATCTCAAGTGGCTCCTACCGGAAGACGTCAATCCGCTCTATCTCGAACACCTCAAGGGCGAGTCGAAGGTGGAAATCCGCACCGGCGTCTGGGAGTGGCGCGAGGTCAAAAGCAACGCGCCGAATCACGGGCTCGACACCTCGGCGATGATGCTCTGCATGGCCACGATCGCCAACGTCGTACGCTAC